TTTGCTGTTCGTCTGGTCGCGTATCCGCCTTGTATCGATAGCACGGTTCAAAAACGCTTAAATTGCGCAAATCTACAAAATAGATTTCATTATCTTCTGTGTGTCCCGCGAATGTTGGAATCGCATCATACATTTCGGCGTATTTGACGAGGTTCATGTAGTAGGGATCGTCCATCCACGTTGTTCCGCGACGTTTCGACGCTTTACAGGTTATCATGTAATAGTTGCCGTTTTTGAATGCGGTCAAGTCCAGCGGAATCTTTTGGGGTGTCGCACCGCATTTTGGACATTTCTTTGCGGTTCTTTTACATCTATGTCCGCATTCTAGGCAGACGTATTCGCCGTGACTGCCGAATCGACGCATTACATGGAAGCCGCGCTTCCTAAGATAGCGCATGACTCGATACTCGAATTTTTGACCGAACTTGTAGTTCTCGCGTGCAAGTTGACTTGCTTTTTCGTAGTATTTTTTACTCACGTTTTTTCACCTTCATTACGACTTTTGTGTTTACAATTGCTGAAATTTTATAGAAGGATTGAGTTCCACATTTTTGACACGTCGTAATTATCCCCTTTACATTATCATCTTCGCCAAATACAACATCGATTTGAAACGTTGAATGACCACAATTAATACACAATAAAGGTAATCTCATTGTTGTTCACCATAATTCGGATGATATTTACACATTTTAAACGGGCAATACTTACATTTCCATTCTGGACATCGGCATTTAGGCGGTGCATCGTTTTTTATCGCTTCATGCAGGATTCTAGCCTGTTTTTCGATCCAGTCCATTATGTCCTTCATTTCGACGTCCATTTCGACGTATCTTGGAACGTTTCGTTCTCGCGTCTTGCTGAAATATAGAACCTTGATTCCCGTAATGTTTTTAAAAACATCTGGTCGGCTTCTGAGTCCAAGCGAATAATAAGCCTGCGCCTGTAAAACATGTTCAGGTTTCGCCTTTTTGGATTTATAGACGTGTCTGAGAGCGTAGTAATATTTGATTTCGTAGAGTTTCAACTCTTTGTCATCAACTAGGTCAGCGTGACCATAAACCGTGTAATCTCCTAGTTGCACCGCAACTTCCATTTCCGACCTGTCACGTGCATATAATGATTCGATGTATGCGCCCAGCGCTTTACCATAAAATAAGTCCCAGTATTCGTTCCAACTCATCGCGTATTTGTATTTGCGGTTGTAATATGCGTATCGTGGAAAGATTAATTCGCTAACATGATACTTGTTGGGTTCATATTTATATTTGAATGCGTCTTCCCGAATACGCTGAAGCGGACAGGACGGATGCTTCTCTGAATCTTTACATTTCAAGCATTCCAACCATGTAACCATTTTTTGAAGTTTTGGACAGGGAATGTAATGCCATGTCATGCAGGCTTCCGCTAACATGCTCTTGGTCATCCGCTCAACCAGTTCCTCGTTTAGTATTCCGCCGATTTTATGGCAGAGTTCATGTATGGTGACCTCGTTTAAAACGTCGATCATCGCCCTCATAAAAACGTCTTCGGTCAGTTCCTTACCTTGCTCTTTGATTTCATACGCGACTGCACGCGCTAACCTGTCGATGTAGATTTCAATGTCGGGCATTTCCTTTTTGATGAAGTATAGACACCATCCAAGCGTTTCGTCGTCGGGCAACCTGTCGAATCCATAAGCCTTACGCAGTATTTTCCGCCATGACTCCTCGCTGAACACGAAATCGATGAACCTGAATTTATGCAATGCTTCTTTCGCGTCCAAATTTTTCACTCGTGCCATAAAAACACTTTTCGAGTATTTAAATGATGTTCACACATTCCAAAAGTGACAAAGTGAAAAATGGAAAGATGGAAAGTGCATATGTGTCAAAAAGTGAAAAAGTCACAAAGTGACAATTGGACACTTTACATGTTGGAAAAGTGTAATTTTGACACTTTATTTATATATGAGTGTTTCTACTAAAAGCGTGAACAGCTATGAATTACCAAGAATGGAAAAAAGTTATTGAAGAAAACTTTCCTGAAGTCGTTTTTCCAGCAGAGGCGTGTATGAGCGCGGTTGCACAGTTATGGTTTGAAGATATTGAACTTCCATGCGCACTTGTATTGGTTGGTTCGCCTGCAAGTTATAAGACGACAGTTTTGAGTATGTTTAGCTTTCTTGAATTTTTTCGTGAACCAGAAATTAAAGATTTAGTTTTTTATACAGACAATTTTACGCCGCAAAGTTTTGTATCGCATAAGGCAGACGTTAAAAAAGAGGAACTTGAAAAGATAGATTTGCTTCCTAAAATCCAAAACAAAATATTCATTGTTCCCGAATTAGCGCCGATTTTCACGAAGACAGGCGACGAATTGACTGAAGCGCTTGGAATATTAACACGTGTATTGGACGGTCAAGGATACGTTAAGGATTCAGGTTCACATGGACATAGAGGATATAGAGGACGATTCAAATTTGTCTGGTTAGCCGCAACAACGCCGATTCCACACCGTGTTTGGCGATGTATGGGAAACTTAGGAACAAAAATATACTTTTTGCGTATTCCCAAAATCGACAAGTCACCAAGCGAAATGGCAAAAATACTGTTGAAACGCAACTATTCAAAGGCGCTCGCTGAATGTCGAATGGCAACTAAATATTTTATCCAGTCGCTTCTGAAAAGGACGCCTGTAAAATGGAATTCTGAAAAAGACGACATTGAACTCGTAACTAAAATTATGACCATCGCAAAAATGCTTGCTAAACTTAGAGGCGCAGTAAACGTAAGCGTCTCTGAAGAATACGATCCAATATCTGGAAAAGTTGAACAGGTAAACTATACGCTTCCCAATATAGAAAATCCACAACGTGCAGGATTGATGCTTTACAATTTCGTTCGCGGATACGCATTCATTAAAGGTCGAGACCACATTAAAGACGAAGATTTAAAGATCGCAATTGAAATCGCATTGTCAAGCGCGCCCGAAGACCGTGTAAGAGCATTAGACGTCATTCTCAAATACAACGGCGAAATAACCGCTGAAGAATTGGAAAAAGAAATGGGATGCAGTAGAAAAACGGCGCTTAGAGCGATAAACACGCTTGAAATACTTGGAATAGTGAAAAGAGACAAAAAGGAGACTGTCGGACGCGGAAGACCGCCATACTGCGCAAGACTTTCAAGCGACCTAAAATGGTTCTTAACCGACGAGTTCTGGAAGTTACGCGGCGTTCAACGACCGTCAACGCAACCAGTAAAGAAAAGTGAAACACCTAGTGCAACTGAATTTTTTTCCGTTTTACAGGACGGGGAGAGAGAGAAGGAATGACAACCACAAATATATATGATATATTAGCACACTCTCGATATAATGGTAAAGATTTATGCGCGTCCCTCTCTCCCCCCTACAAAAAGGAAAAAAATTGTTTACTCATTGTTCGTCCGTTGCGCGGTCGCATGCTGGACTGCTGGTTGACGGGCGGAGAGCGATACATCGTTCCAGCGCCGACCTTTCCCTACTTTTACGATTTTGAACCTGTCACCCGCACCTGCGAACTCGTGACTAGACGCTTGTTGTCGGACGTGTCGAAACAACTAAAGTTGTATAAGTGTTTTTGTGGTGTTGAGCAGGTTCAGTATCTGCGCACCGACCATAGTCTCGAATGTGACGTCCGTTTTGTTGAGCGTTTGGCGATTGATTACGGTTTTTCGCACAGTTACGCTCAGGCTAAACCGCTTAAGACGCTTGCGTTCGATGATGAAATGTTTTCGCTCGGTCAGTTTCCTAATCCTAAACGTGATCCTGTCACTGCAATCGGCGTCTGGTCGAATTCTGTTCAGCGTGTTCTGGTCGGTGATGAACTGGAAATTTTGGATGAGTTCGTGAATATTGTGGAAAGGGAGAATCCCGACATTTTATTCACTTATTCAGGCACGGCGCTTGACTATTGGTATCCGCTTCAACGCGCTCATCTTCGCGGTCTCCGTTTCCCGCTTGGTCGTTTAGGCGATGAACCGCGTATCGTCGAGAAAAAGTTTGGCAAATTCCGCCGTGAGCGTGAAGTCTATTTACACGGTCGGATTTGCATGGACGTTTATAAAGAGGTTCGCATTGATCCCTTCTGTCAGGGTATGCGTCACGACCTTAAAACTGTCGCTCGTCACTTCTTCTCTGACGATCGCGATTTGATCCGTGAGGTCGACCGAACAGAGATGTATAAATTGAGTGAAGACGAGTTGTATGAGTATTGCCTGTCGGACGCTCGTGTCACTTATAAGTTGGGCATGCACTATCTCGACGTTCTTCTCAACCTCGCGTATCTCTTGCGTGTTCCGCTCGACTTTATCGTTTACCGTTCTCCATCTCACATCGGCAACGTTGTTTATGGTCGCGCAATGAAGGAACGAGGCATCGTTTCTGACGGCGCAAATTACGACAGGTTTAAGGGGGTGTTGTTTAGTTGAACGTCGAAAAATATAGAGACAGGATATTGGTCTGTTGTGGTGATATTGCAGTTGAAGTAATTGAACGTTCCAAATATGTTGAGGTTTTTATCCGTTACAAGACAGTTTCTGACACTTCAACGCTTCGTTTCGTTTATCCATTTGTCACATTTGAAGGTCTCAAATATGCTAAATTGGAGTTGGTGAATAAGGTTGGTCAAGTGGAGTGACTGTCTCGTTTGTCCATATAGTTCGACCTGTAAAATGAAACATAAAGTCAAACGACTTTTCGACGCTTGTGTTGCAACGTGGCATACGAATACTCCAGAATATATCGACGATTATATTGCCGAGCGCATTCTGTTTCATGGCGGTCAGGGCGTTATTACCGATTTTGAGCGTAAAATGTTGAGATACATTGGTTCTGCCAAATACTCATTCAAACCTACTGTCCTCTTCGAGGATAGGTATGGCGCTCGCGTGCTTATTCGCCGTCATTTCATGGATTCACGTAAGGTCGTGTTGCATGCGCCGCGTCCCGTCGAACTGTCCCGTCGTGACGTTGAGGTTCTCGCTGAAAGATTGAACGATTTAGCGCTTGACATGTCCGCTCTGTTCACGGCTTCTCGTTTGAGGGTTCATTTTAGTTCGATGCGTCTTGACTATTCGACTCCGCAGGAAGTTTTTGACCAGTTAAACGCCGAGTTCCACTTCACTCTTGATCCATATGCGACTCCAGAAAATGCGAAATGTGAAAAATATTTCACTCCAGAGGATGATGGGTTGAAACAGTCATGGTTTGGTCGAGTCTTTATGAATCCGCCTTACGGTCGCGAAATCGGCAAATGGATGGAAAAGGCGTATGAAGAATGCAAGGTGAAAGGCAACTGTGAACTTGTCGTCTGTTTGATTCCTAGTCGCACCGACACTCGCTGGTGGCATGATTACGTTATGAAAGCGGATGAGATACGGTTCATTAAAGGTCGATTAAAGTTTGACGGCAAAAATTCAGCGCCGTTCCCAAGTTGTATCGTGATATTCAGGAGAAGTGAAAATGTCCACTAAACTCTATCAGGGCGCTTACTGCGACTGTTTCAATAAGGGACTTTTTCTAGGTGATATTATCAAGTATGACCTTAAGTCGATGTATCCTTCTATCATGATAGTCTTTAACTTGTCGCCTGAATCGACTAGGCTGATTGAGCGTAAACCGTATACGGGCGAGTATCGCTTTAACGGTCGAGTAATTGAAATTCCTGATGAAAAGTTGGGACAACTCGTCGTTGAAACTGCCGTTGAAGATTCGGTGAGTCGAAAAGAACTTATACCGCTAATGAAACTTCGAGAATCATACAAGAAGCAGGGAAACAAAAGCGGTCAACTCGCCATTAAAATCGTCATGAACAGTCTTTACGGCTATAACGGTCTCCGTTTCGCCCGTTACGGTTCATTCGTGGTTGCGGTTGTCTGTGCGGCGATTGGTCGTTACATAATCAAGATTGTTCTCGACGTTTGCCGCGAATACAACGTCCTACCGCTTGAACTGGATACTGACGGTCTCCTAACGCAGGGAGAAGACATTTCCGACGAGATTAACCGCCGTATCCACGAATTCTTTAAACAGTATGAATATGCGCATTTTCTACGTGTTGAAACTGAACGTTTCGACGGCGCGCTCGTTTACGCATCCAAAAATTATGTCCTTAAAGATGGTAATCGTCTCATATTCAAAGGTTCGGCGTTCAAGGGACGTCATCACCCGCCTATCTGCCGCATCGCGCTTGAACGTTTCGTTCGCGCCCTGTTCAACGGCGAAAAAATCAACGATGTTTGGCGGGAATTTTACGATTTGAAGCGTTTTCCATTCCAGAATTTCATTATGGAAATTGAAATGGGAAAGGATTACGACGAGTATAAGGGCGATGCGCTTGCGAAACAACTCGCCGCGCAGTTGGGCATGGTCGGCGCGTTTGATCAGTCCATCCGCTTCGTCAAAACCGTGAATGGATATGTTCCACTCGGCGTCAAAAAGCGTGAGGAATTAGAGCGTATGCTCGACTACAATTATTATCGTGAGCGCATTCGTTCGGTCGTCCAACGCGTGATTCAACCTCTTGTTGAACAGCGCACACCGAAATTGTATGAATTCATGTGTAAAAGGTGTCGAAAATGATCGTGCAAATTCCCCCAAATTTGCTTGAAAAATTGCGGAAATACCTCGAAAAACAGTTGATTTTATGCCAAAATTTGCTGAAATTCAGCGAAAATCCAGAGTGGAAACGCCAAATTTCGTCCGAAATTGAGTTTCTAGAGGAGATTTTAGCCTGTTTAGACGAGAGCGAGGTGAGAATGGGTTGAGAATTGGATTGGTCGGTAAAGCGGGAGTCGGCAAAACAACCATCGCGAACATTCTTGTCGAAAAATACGGTTTTGTCCGCTTGTCCTTCGCCGCTAAACTGAAAGAGGTCGCCGCCGAAATTCTCGGTCGCCCAGTTGACAAATCGAAAGATCGACTCTTTCTTCAGAGTCTTGGAGAACTTGGACGCATGTTCGACACGAGCATGTGGATCAGACATGTATGGCGGGAGTTACACAAACTCCCTAAAGACGCTAATGTCGTAATTGACGACGTGCGATACTTGAATGAAGCCGAGTTTCTGCGTGATCACGGTTTCGTTCTTGTCCGTCTGTATGGTCGCGGATATTCGCTTGATCCTGAACTTGCGACTCATGCGTCTGAAATCGAACAGGATCAGATAAAGGTCGACTATGAGGTCAACGTGAATGTTCCGCTTAACAAGTTACCAAAACTTGTCGATGAACTGTTAAAGGTGATTAGCGGCGGAAAACCGACTGGAATGTATACGTTCAAAATCCGTCGCATATAGGACATATAAAATTCTATTCTTTTTTAGTATTTGCGAATTGGTTTGAGTCTAATCCTATTGTTGTATCTTTCTTTATATGGTCAAATATTGCTTCTAGCATTTCGTCGATGTTTATGTCTTTTCCTTCACAATCAAATCTCCATCCTATTATTATTAGTCTGTGTCTGTCATATAACAAATAACCTGATCTCAATACTTTCATTCTATCCCCTTCAAATGCGCTTCTAGAATATCCAATATTTCTTCGATTGTGTGCGTCAGCGAGTATTGTCCATTGTAAAGTTTGACTCTAAGCCGTTTCAGTTTTTCGAGTTGGGTTTGGTTTTTGTTCAATTTTTGGTATTCTCCGATGTCGTTTTTTAAATTCTTTCAGACCATATTTCAGAATTATTTCGACGAAATTACTTCTTTTCATTGCGCCGCGTAAATCTTCAATTTCTCGGTAAATTTTCTTGTCAATGGTTACAGTTAAATATGTTTTTGTTGCGCTTGCATTTCCCATTTAATCACACATTTTAAGTGTGCTTGCGTGCTTATAAATGTTTCTATCACAACATTTATTAATTGCGAGACAGTTAAATTATTATGGATAGCTATGAATAGAAAAATTGTTGTTGCATTGTCTATCATTGCCGTAATTTGTTTGATTGTTTTCTTCTTTACTGCTGGTCGGTCAACTCCCGAATTTAACGTGTTCGATTTTGAAATAGAGTCGGAAATGGGCGTGTATGGCGATTGGTTTTACAGTTTAACTTTCAATCTTCAAAATATAGGTGATGGCTCAGCGTCAAACGTGAAAATTCTTTGTTATGCGGTTTTTGCGGATCATATCGCCTATAAAGCGGATGAACCAAATTCGATTGGAACGTTCAAAGCGGTCAAACGTTTCTCTAGCTTGTCTTCTAATCAAATCATCGACGTAACTTTTGAATGGTCAGAATTCACATGCTGTTCAGGAAGCGTCAACTTCCGCTGGTCACGTGTTCTTTATTCAGCAAATATTTCAGTTTTTTGTAACGAGCGACCTGTTCAAACGTTTTATTTCACGCCCTAGAGACGTTAGCGCTTTTCTTTCCCCATTTTTTCGTTTTACCGCCTGAACATGGTTGCCCGTAGGGACGTTCCAACTTTTAGTTAAACTGCATGGATACCTAATATTTTCGAGCGGGCATAATGCGTGAGAATTTTTATTTTTTTTTTCTGAACAAAAGTTATAGTTCGGAATTTTTTGTCTGGACTATAAGCGTCTTTTCGTGATATATTCCAAAATTCAATTATGCCAATTGCAAAAATTTAAGTTGCGGTTGATCTTTTTTTCATTCTTCCGCGCAACTACCGTTATGCATGCACACGCACAACAGTCGTTATGCACATTTATCTGTAACGAATAATTGTTTCAAAAATAATAAGACTTGACATTTAATATTCCAATTCAAAAATGGAATAAACTAAAATTCGTAAAAATACAAAACGAAACAAAATAAAACGAAAAACAAAAAAAAGAGGAAATTTAAGGTTTTACCAATTTTTATCCTCTAACATTTCGGCTAGGTTGCGGATCATACTGTAATAGGTGCACGTTTGACATAAGTCTGTATCTATTTCGTTTTCGATTTTTTCTCGTGTTTCCCAATGTAAAGATTCGATGCATTCATCGTATTTCTGCATTATTGGACATTCTGAAATTGTTTTCTCAATTTCTTTTTCTATTTCGCTTAGTTTCAGTCCATCAACTTTTATTTCAGTTATTTTGCCGTTTTGGCTTATTTCTAAGTCAATGTCCGCGTAAAAGTAAAATCCGTATCCGTTGTCTAGATATTGTTTTCTCCAAGCTAGCCATTTTTTGCGTTTTTGATCATATTCTATTTCGTATCCGTATTTTAGCAATTCTCTGATTATTTCTAGTTTCATTGCTTTTCGTTTCGCTAATATTTCTTGATTCGCGGTTTTGAATGCGTTTTTAACGAATTTTAACGCTTTTTCGCTAATTTTGTGTGATATTCGCGTGAAGACAACTGTTTGATCTTTTCGTATTGTTCCCTTTAATACGAATCGTTTTTGTCGGTTGTTTTCGCATATTGTTAATGCAACTAACAGAATTTTGTTTACTCTTCCGTATTGGTTCAATATTGCTTCTAATCTACTGTATTTTGGCGGATTTTTAACGGTTTCAACCAAAACTCTAAATTTTGGTTTTATTTTAAACCATTTTGGCATTTTATTGTTCTCCTAGAATTTGTTTTTTAAATGTTTGATATGTTTCGAATTCTCGTTTGAAATTTGGAATAAGGTTGTTTTTGGCTAGTATTTCGATTATTGCTTTAATGTTTTCCTCGTTTTCCGTTATTCGTTTTTCGTGGTCTTCTAGTGTTGTGTTTACTGTTTGGAATGCTTGATCTATTGCAGAGTTTTGGAGTTTTTTGACAAAACTCATTTTAAAACCACAACCTTAACGTTAATACGTCGAAAGGTTTTGTTATGTATGTAATTTCCATATCGTAAAGAGTTTTATAGCCAAATTCTGAAAGCACATTTTTTATTGCTTCAATGAATTCTAGTGTTATGGTTTCGTAAGGTTTCAGTTGTATGGTTATTTTTGTGTTATAATTCATTGAGTTTTCGACTTCAATGTTTTCAATGTCCGTATTGCTTGATTCAAAGGTTTTCAGAAGTCTTTCCTTAATTTTCAAATTCTCTATATCGTATTTTATTTTTTCTAGTTGTTTCTCAAAATTCACGGTTGCATTCCCCCTGTTTTGTTGTGTTGCTCCCACACGCACACATCCGTTATGTGGTCGAAGCCACCGATGTTTTTCGCGGAGAGCAACCGTTATATACTATTCATAAACACTTTAAAACACTTACGCACACTTTTATGTTAATTTTGTGTTTGGTTGCGTTTAAGTGTTATATTGTGTTTTTAAATGTAAGTGTTTAATCGAAAAATGTTCGATTCAAAACAACATTATTTTATGTATATGTCGAATATTTAGCGAAGAATAACGTCTTAAACGTTATTCTCACGCGTGAACAACATTAAAAACCATAATTTAATAATGCTTATTGCTTTCGCGGAATCCAGTAGGTCAAAATCCAGTAGGTTGAAACGCGAAAAAAGGCGGAGATTCGGGCGAAATCGGAAAAAGAAGGGATTAATCAATTATATCAGCTAATGTAAAATCTTCGCAATTATCGCAATAAATTATTATTGGGCTTATTTGCTTTTCGTTTTCCGTTGTTGATGGTTCTGTTTCTCCTATTTTTCCGCATTTTCGACATTTCACTCTTAAACTTTTCTTTTTATTCATTTTTATTTTCTCCTACTAATTTTTTACCTAGTTCTATTAATCCATTTAATTCATTTTTGTCTTTTATGTATTTCTCCATTTCCGTTTCGGTTGGATTTGGCAACTCATTTGCTTTTGTTAATACTTGGTTTATTGCTTCTTTTGTCCATTGTTCGCCTTTTAATCCGCGTTTAATCTTGATTCCGATGTTGTCCAATATCATCCATGATCTTCTGCCTATACCTTTTGAAATTGCTTCTATGCCTTTTATTGGGTTCAATCCCATTGCTCTACTTAACTTTATTGCTGAATTGAATAGTTTGGGAAGTTGTAAAAGTGGCAACTCCATGAGTAAAGCTAGGTTTGTTTGTTCTAATAATTGGTTTTCGGGTATTATTTCGTATGTTTCGCGTTTCAAAATATCATAGTATCGATTTGAAACTATTCGGTTGAATGTTTCGCGTAATCCCTTATTTTTTGTGTATTCTTCCCATGCTCGCATTTGATTTTTGTCTATTGGTCTGAATCTAACCGTTTTCTCGCTTGTCGGTTGCATATCACACCATATCTCTATTTGTTTGGTTGTTAATCCGATTTTTACGGTTCTTCCTTTCACGTTTGGACATATCGCAATGCGTAAACCGTTAGGAAGAAACGCGGTTATTAACTCGCTTCCGCATATTCCGCATTTAGGTTTGAATGTCATTGTATCATCTCCTAAATGTCTAAATTTGCGAAAAATTCAACTTCTTTTCCGCATTTTTCGCATACTAGCTTGTATTCCCAATTTTCAGCATTAGGTTTTTTGGGTTTAGGTTTCCAATATTCGGGTAAACTGTTGTCTTCATTTTCTTTTTCTCCATACCAATGATAACCGCAATCATCACTATATAATTGGGTGCATTCGCAACATGCTTGTATGCTATCCATTCCCATCAATGCGTAATCACGATCAATCACATGGAAAATTCGCGGTTTAGTATATCCGCCTCTAACATCACATCCATTATGTATTTGCAGAATCCAATAGGCGTTATACTCATTTCCTTTATGTAACGTTACGCCTTGAAGCACTTGACTTAATAGGTTTTCCCAATTGTATGTATTCCACGATCCAGCATATTCAAATTCGGGATAGTTTTGTTCAATGTATTCCGCGAATTCTTCCATTACACCCAACCATGACATTTTAGCGTATTCTGGTCGTTTCTCAAATTCGTCAAACAATTTCTGCAACCATTTCGCGGTTTCGTCAATTTCTAGAAACGCGGTTAAATAGTGAAATATGTTTATTGAAATGTCAATTTCTCCATCTTTCCAAACCGTTACTTCTACTTGTGGTAATTTTCGGAAATTCTTGATTTTTCGGTTCTTTTCCCAATGTCTTCCGTAAATACTGCCTGAGTCAAGTATGTGCGCGCCTGTATTTTCGGTTAGCATTTCAGCTATTGCTCGCTCTATTTCCGTGTAATCCTCTGGATATGGTTGTTTCGGATTTTCTTTTTCTGCTTTTTTGGTTTCCGCATTGCTTACGCATTCAACTAGAAATTTTGTGGGATTTCCGCCTATTGCAGTTGTCATTAATGCTATTTGTTTTTCAAGTGGAGAAATCGGCAATTTATCGACTATTTCTTTTACTTTTTCAATTTTTTCTTTTTCCATTTTAATTCTCTCCTAAAATTCGTTTTTCAAGTTCAGAATGCGGATAATTTCCTATTTCTTCCTCTATTAATCGCTCTAACCATTTAACTAGCTTGTTTGGGTTGACTTGGATTATTCCCCATTCGTCTTTTCCCCATTCATCGTTTCGTTTTTCGGTTCTAGTCAATATTTTATATGGTATTTTCAGCCTTCTAAGAACTGATTCAGCAACTTCAAAAGGTATATCGTATTTCCAGAACGCATAAACGCCTTGATCAATGTCTTTTATTGCGCCTATTTCTATCGGATAACCGTTTTTTATGCTGTTGTTTTCGCATCGTGTTAAGAGCGTCGTAATGTAATCTTTGATTTCTTTCTTACTCCATCCTTCAAAATCGGATTCATTTATTCTAACGTTTATGATATACGTTTTCACGTTTCAACACCTCTTTGCGTTTTAGGTGCGTTTTTCGCACCATGTTTAACTAGGTTGCACGGTCATATTTAAATATTGCGTTTTTGCGGTCTATTTCCGTTTTTAGCCTGAAATCCAGTAGGTCATTTTCTGAGCGAAAATTTTTCGCGAGGAGCAATCCAGTAGGTCAAAATTTGAGGCGGAAAATCCAGTAGGTCAAAAATCTAATAAGATTTTCGTTAATTTATCTGTCGTGTCTTCAGCTAAAATATGTCCCATCAAATGAATTAATTCGTGAATCGTTACTGCATTAATAATTTCGGATATTATTTTGATTTCTTCCAATTTATTTTCTCCTAAAAACTTTACAATTCTGTCAATATAAATTTCTATTTGCGATTTCTCAAAGTTTGCCCATCCGATGGTTTGATCTTCTATCTTCTTAATCCATTCGTATTTCACTCCAAAATCTTTGAAGATTTGATTTCTAACGGATTCATTATAAGTTGTAAATGTTATTGTCAATTTATTGCACACGGTAAATTTTGCTTTTTTCAGGCGGAATCCATAAAGGTCTTTCTGGATTTTGTTGTCTTTTTCGTTTAACCCATTCTAAAAATTCTTTGGCGAGTATTTTTCGTTGGTAAACGTGGCGTCTTGAATCGCCTACACAGAATTCAAATATTTGGAATCCGTATTTTCGTGATAATTGTTTTTTTCGTCGTGAAACTGCTGATGTTCTAAAACCTTCTAATGCTATTAGCAATCGACCGTGTCTATCGTATATTCCTACATCTGGTCTAATTTGTGAACCATCTGGAAATGTAACGACTATTTCGGATTTGATTTGGTTGCGTCTGAATCCTGCTTTTCGTGCAAGACCGTAAAGCCAGTTTTTCATCATTCTATCATCCATTAATTATCACCTTTGTTTGGAGGAAGGAGAGAAATGTTGGCGACCTGCCCGAAATGCGGAAAACGGGAAAACTTTGCGTTTGCCACTTGTAACCGAAATCCAAGTTGCTGGAGAGAGAGTGAGAGAGAGTCTGCCTCTCCCCGAAACCCACCGCATTAAGCGGACTAGCGGGTTTTCTGTGTTCTTCACGCATTAAGCGTTTTGAAGAACCTATGCATTTCTCTCCTTCTTTCTCCCATTTTAACTGGTTCATTTTACTTCCTCGTTATTATTTTGTTCGTATTATAGAATCCAATCAATCGTTCTATAATGTCATTGAATGTTTCTCCCTTCTTTCCGAGTTCTAAGAGTTGTTTGTGGACTTCTGGTGTCACGCGTATTATTTTTGTGTCCTTCCTTTTCATTTGTTTCACCGTGTATTATAGTGTGCTAAGGTGCTATATAAACATTGCGCTTGTTATTGACCGTTATATTTTCGATTGAGTTTCACGAACAACTCTTCAAACTTATCTTCTATTTGCTGTTCAAGATGTTTTTGGACAATCTGGTTTAATCGCTGTTCAAACTGTTTCGCCGTTAACTGTCCTGTTTTCAGTAGGTTGAGTATCTGTGCGATTTTGTCGTCGCTTACGCCTAAGTTTCGTGCGAATCCAGCTAGTAATTCAGCCTGTCGCATTTCCTCTGTTGTTGCTCCATATATGAGCAACTTTGTCTGGTCGTATTGCATTTTGTATTCTTCTATTTCGCGGTCGTCCAAGTAATGTTCATGGTCGTATATGGCGCTTATACGTCCTTTATGTCCCATTAGCCATTCTCTAAAATCGTAATCTTCAACTGCCCTTTTCAACTGTTTGAATGCGTAATGTCTCAGGAGATAGGTTCGACCGTTAAATCCGACCTTTCTTAATAGTCGCTTGACGATTTTGTATACGCAGTCTGCCGTTTGTCCGATCGCCAGCAATTGCGTGTCATCGTTGATGACTTCTCCATATCTTATTCTCTGGTTTAAATGGTCTTCCAACCATTTTCGCTGTTCATCCGTCAAAATTATTGGAAAATCAATTCGCGCCTTATTTCCTTCATATTCGCGCCATATCCAAATCCACGTTTTCGGCGCTAGCTTGACTGTTCCATCCGCATTAAATTTTATATCCTTTTTACGGATATTTCCGACTTTCAGTTGTGGTATAATGCTTGGTCTAAGCCCGTTTACGCCGTAAAATGTAAGCACCAGTTTTCCGACCACATCTGTATTGTCGCATGCCTGTCTCATTATTTCGCGTGTTATCATTTCTCTGTCGCGTGTCTTGCGGCTTTGACCGTCGAATTTGATCTGTCTAAATTCCCGTGTCGACTTTATTTTTCGCTTCATTACCAGATACGCTTTGATGCTCGCATAGTAATTGTTGAGTTCTTTCGGACTCAACCTGCGCATGTTCGACTTTATGAATCGTTCGGTTAAATCTTCTATTTGTTCGAGCGGTAAATTCAGTAGGTCATTTTCTGTTATTCCGTTTCGGTTGCAGAACCTTATCACATGCGCGGCGTATCCCTTTGCGGTCATCCGCTTCAAACCGTAATTTTGGAATTCATTCATCAATTTTTCTACTTTCGGGTTCATTGCTTTCACGTGTATTATAGTGTTTGTGGTTGTATTTAAATGTGTCGTTCGGACAAAAATGTCCGTAGAACTTAAATAGTTCAGAAAAAATTGTCTGGACGATGAAATTTATTCAATTACTTTACGACTTGGTTGATCAGTTTCTTGAGTTCTATATCGTTCATTTTTTGGATGTCTTTAAGCGCGATTGTGATGCATACGCATATTATGTCGCGACTCATTGTTCCGACTGATTTTCGACTGCGCATTGAAAGGATGCGTTTGCGGGCTTCATCTTCTATTTTTTGTATCAGCCCGTTCGGGAACATCATTGTGCGGCGTTTCATTCGTTCACCCCGCCTTCAATATATGTTGTGTATGGGAATGCCGAATGTGTTATTGTTACAGTTACGGTTTCAGATGCACCTGCCGCGAGTGTTGATGGGTGAATGCCGTATCCGCGGTATAAACATCCGAGCATAAGGCTTAAGGTTTTGGTTTCTGTTCCAACCGATATTTGTGTTCCTCTTTCTCCGGTTCCGCTGTTCCATGTTCCTGCATCTGATGTTATGGTTAGACTTGAAATGTTGTCGCCTATTTGGATTTCTATTTCAGGCGTTGCGGCTGAATCACCTATATTAAGTATTTTGAATTGGTATTGAAGTGTTTTTCTGTCTGATGAGTATGATTTGCTGAATCGTCCAAAATGCGGATCAATGTATCTGCCTATCTTGTTTACTTCTAGATCGTATAGTTTTATGTTGTTTTTTTGACTTGTTGTGTATCCTATTGCTGGTTGAATTTGTATTGTCATCTCGTAATCGATCATGTTTGCGCGTGTCTCATTGCTTGAAAAGTTTAGGTCGGTTATTTTTCCCCATGCTATTGTGTTTGGTTCTATGTCGTCTAGGTCGATAAGGACGATTTTTCCCGTGTTTCTGAAACTTTGCAGTCTGTCTATTGTCATTTGTGTCGGCGTGTCTAACGTTCCGTTTATTTGCCATGTGTGTTCTTCAATCAACATGTTTTGAGTGTATTTTCCAAGCGATGCGATTCGTATTGGATTGTAAAGTTTTCTGGTTAGCTTGTTGATGTCGGTTACTGTTTCTATGTCTATCTGGTTAATATATGGCAATGCTTTTGCACCTCATTTATTTCTATTTTTTTCTTTTCAAGCATTTCTTTGATTTTTTCTATTATTTCAGGAGTTGGAAACGCTTCCGATTCTATGTCGATGATCGTTTCATTTGGTGTTTTTAGGATTCCAACGATTTTTATACCTATTTGGTTTTCTATTTCTTTTATCGGGTTTATTTTCTTTATTTTTATTTGATATTTTTTCATATGTCGTATCCCGCCGTGAAATTGTATATTCGGGCAATAAAATCTTGAGTTGAATTTCCGCTTCCGCCAAAATCACAAAAGAAATCGCATACTCTATCTGTCATGTTTGGCAAATTTGTGGTTGCTATTGCTTTGACTTCACCGTCTATCAGAAAATACAGTTTATTTTTGTTTCGGATGAACGCTTCGACGGTGTAGAACTTGTCTCCTGTCCAGTCTTGGAGTTCTATTGATCCGTTGTATCCCGCTTCTTCGTTTCTCCATTTACCGTAAATTTTGCTGTTTGAGTTGCTTTTCTCGAATTTAATCATTATGGAATCTACGTAATACCATGCATTATCGGATGGCGAGTATTTATTTCCGATTCCAATGTTGAAATGAAAAGTTTCGTCAGATTCGCCTGTTGATCTGTTCGTGTAGACAACGGCTTTAAAGTATGGATTTACTTCCTTGTTTATTTTTATAGTGTTGAATCCTGAGATTACACCGTTTCCGCTTGATCCGCCTGAAAGCACTTTTACCTCAACGTAATCGTGATATATGTTATATGTCGCATTTCCATTCATCAGTATGAAATATCCGTCTGTGGATTCAAAGGTTGTGTGGTGTTTCATGGTCAATAGAAATGGATAATCTGAAATTATTTGGTGCGTTTTTGCCCACTCTTCTGTGCGTCCCAAAAGGTCGTTGATTGCGCCTTCTCCCTTTTCTATCGTATATTCTGCGTTGCTTGTGATGTGATTTAGATTGCATATTCCGATTTTTGTGGTTTCTCCTGTTTCTAGGTTAAACGATTTTTCAATTTCAAATATTCTGAAAAGACCTGCGATTCCTAAATAATCATCTCTGACGTATATTCCATCGAATATGTCATAGGCGCGTCCTTTAAACGTGTCTATTACATCTATTTTTGCGTATCGTATTTGGTTTTTGAGGTCGTCCAGCAATTTTTGTGCGGCTGAAGTGCATGTTTCGTCTGTCACCAAGTTTTTCCTGTTTATCTGTTTTACTGGATCGCCATCTAAATAACCGATTACATGCGCTTCTCCGACACACATGTTATCTTTTGATCCCGCGCCGATAACTATTACCTTTTTGATTCTGTCGTCGATTATTTTGAATGGTTCTGTCCAGTTTTTGAGAAGTTCACCTGCTTTGAATTTTATTTGTTCAGACAGAGCTTGTCCGCATGAAGGTTTGAAATCTACTGTTCCTGTCGGCGACATGTAAAGTTCATATCCAGTTACAAAGCATATTTCTCGAAGCGCTCTTAACCTTGTAAATTTACTGTCTTCGTTGCTTCCGTATTCCATATCGATGACGTCGCCTGATTGGATTGTTCCTTCTGTCAAGTCTGTATTCTGAATTTGCTCTTGAACCTGAGTTCCAGCGCTAGCGGAGTTTCGTCGATATGGAACGAGAAGTTTTGACAGTTGATCCCACATATCGTTTCCTGAAAGGTTGACTGTTCCTTGACCTTTCTCTAACGATTTGATTTTGCCTTTAAATACTGTGTCGTTGTCTCTTTTTATTTCTGCGTATTTTCCTAGAAGCGACGATGTTATATCGTATGTTAGTGGAACTGTAATTGTGAAGGGTTGCGGTTTAAGTTTATAGCTTCTTTTGTATTTTAGCGATGTGAACCAGTATTCTTTGTCGTCTATGAATACTGTGTATTCTACCATTCCTTTTCTATCACCTTCAACACTTTTCTGGTTGCTAAATCGGCTGCGCGTTCGATATCGACTTCCTTTGTTACTTGGTTGATGTAAATGGGCATTCGGATATTGACTACTTTAGGTGTTCTCGTTATTGTTTCAACTTCATTTTTTGGAACGACATATTCGCCTGCATGCAACACGTATAAACCTGTTTCGGGCACGTATCCGCCATACTGATATTCTCCTTCTGCCATTGCCAAGTATCCGCCGTAAATCGCCATTGCCGCGCCGAACGCCGCGATTCCAGCGATTGCCGCGCCGCCAAACGAGATTATGCTTACATTCAATGCTATTGCCGCCAGTATCGCCGCGATTGCTATTAGGCTTCCCAAAATCATTGATGCCGCCGCTCCTGCTTCTCCAAACGCGTCCGTCAATGCTTTTGCGGCTTCAACTCCCAAGAATATTCCGCCTAGAACCGCGCCTATCACTCCTAAAGTTCCAGCAAGTGTTGATGCTGAAGTATTTGCCATTTTCATTGTATAACTTAACATTTTGATGTGCATTATCATGGTTGGAATTGTCCCAATTATGTCGCCTATTTGAAGTGCTATTCCGACATATCCCATTATTGTGTCTTGTTGTGCTTTTTGCAGTTTTTCTTCGGCTTCTTTTTGGTTTTTTATAGCTTCTTGTAGTTGTTCATACGCTTGTTGTGTGAACGCGCTTTCTTCGCCAAAAACTTGCAGGTAACGGTTATAAACTGCTTGTGCCTCTGCGACATCTTCAACTGCGTCTTCATAATCTCTATGTGCCTGTGCTAAACGTATTTGCGCGACTGTGTATGTTGTGAATATTTGTGTTATGTTACGTCCTATCCGTCCAAAATCTCGCATTACTCGTGCACCTTCAATCCATGCGGCGTGCATTGCTCGCCATTCCGTTCTTAAAAGCATTAGTGAACGCCGCATTCCGTAAATGGGTGCGGCGGTTTCGCGCATTGCCGTATTTATCGTTTGGACATCCTGTCGTCCTTCACGGAACGCTCTAAAGAACTCGATGAGTTCCTGTGTTGATTCTCTTACGCCTTCAACTCTAACTTCGGTTACAAGCGGCATGTTCTTTCACTCTCCAAAACTTCATCTTTTATTCGTTCTCTAATGCGAAAGAATGCTTCCCAAATTGCAGGCGTCCAGTATGGTCGGGCATGCATTTTGACCGTTCCGAACTCGACGAAATGGGCGTAATGACATTCTGTTCCTGCGAGTATTCTGTACTCTTGTGGATTCCAGTCTAAGATTCCGATAGAATCTCTGAGGAATCCTGTGCGGACTGGAACTGTCGATTTCGCCTCTATAACCGCCTGTTGAACTTCCTCTAGCATTATGACTGGTATCTTGTCGAACTGCGATAGCTTATTAGCTATCTTCTGTTGTATTTCTTTAAGTCCTTTTAGTTCGATTGAGATTCTGAAGGGCAACTTTTTCTCTCTCCTTATCTTCCTCTATCAAATGTAACAAACAAATTATGGTTGCTGGATCGAGATTGTCGATTTGCTGGGGTGTCCAACCGTATTCTTTGCCTAGTATATGGTAAATTATTGTTTGCGCCGTTTTATAGTCGACGTTTTTGTTTTGTTTTCTTTTTAGCCATTTGACGACATGTTCGATCCGTTTCTGGTCTATCTGGACACCTTTATACGCAAGGATGACTCTTGCTATTGCCCTAAAGGGATGCCTGTCTCCTTGAGTATGCGATTGTAAAGTTCGACCGCGATTGATTCGGGTAGTTCGTTGATTTGTTTATCGGAGAGTTTTGGCGAGATGATGCCGTATTTAAGCGTTAAGAACCGCATTGTTCCCGTTTTGACATACATTTTGCCCGTATTTGGATCGATGAAACTGCATTCGTCTAATATGCGGTTTCTTTCGCCGAATTTTAATCCTCTAACTTTGAAGTTTTCCGCTTTGTATTCTTTCATGTTGATCACCTGACTAACTTATTGTTTCAACTGATAGTCCTGTGAACCGTGCAGTCAATGTTAGGTCAATTAAGTCAATTTCTCGGTGCGGTGATGAAAGTTCTTGCCATTTTCCGCCCGACAATGTTATCTGTCTTCCGCCCGATTCCGATGGGATTTTTAGAACAGCCGTGAATTCTGTGTCGTTTAGGAACTGATTCAGTTCTGTTGTAGAGTCGAAGTCGCGGTTTATTCTTAGGCTAATGTCGCATCTGGTCGGAACAAATGTTCTGTAAAGCGTTCCGTCCGACGCGTTTTTTCCTTTTCTTTCTATTGTCCGCTCGATAACAAACGACCACGAGTTGATGCTGTCGTAGATGTCGTTTCCAGCGATTGTTATTTCACAGTCGCCGTGTTTAATATAATCGCTTGACGGGTTTGCCTGCCTAGTTGCTGTTCCAGTTACATAGTCGGTTTCGCTGAAGTCTGCGAGTTGTGCGACACCTTCGATTGTTCCTGTCACAACTTGGTCGACTCCGCCGCTTGCGATTTCGTATCGGTTCAGCATACATCCTTTCAGCAACCAGTATTCATCCGTGCTTAAGTCGAGTTTTGCGCCGATAGAAAGCGTTTTTAAGCGCTTTCCAAGTGAGAATGTTGATCCGTAAGCGGCGTTTGTGATTATGTAATACCAGATTTGTGTCCATTCGTATTCGGGCGACGTTTCTTTCGCTAGTAATTCATGGTTTATGGTGAATTCGGCGTATCTTTTGACTCTGACGTATTTAGACGGTAACTGCCGTCCTACTCCGATTTTTTCCTTGTATATGGTGCGTGGTCGAGGATCAAAGTTTGTTACTAATGCGATCGGTTTCCATGTTCCGCTTGTCGGCGTTGTTCCAAATGTTGGTTCTTCGATGTATACGCATTCAACGACGTCGTATCCTGCTCTTAATTCACTCATGCTTTTCACCTTTTATTTTGCGTTTCCCGTCGTGTCTGACTGTTGCAGACGCGATCGGGCGCGAATCCAACGATACTGAAACGTGGAATTCTTTTATTTCGACGATTTGCCATTTTGTTTCGTAACTGTATTTTACATCCAATATAGGCACACCACGTTTATTACGGAATGTAGAACGGGCGGTTCATCTCCCAACTGGTCGACGTGTTGGTCGCCGCCCTGATAGATGTATTTTATGTCGGTCACCGACTCAGCGTTGTTTTTTATGATAGATTTAATGTGGTCGATTATTGCCTGTCTGAGAGTCTGTTTAGACTCTTTTCCGTGTTCAGTTGCGGGCGTTACGCGTATCCAGATGTGTATCGGCGTTAATTCACGGATTATTGTTCGTGCTTTATTGCGCGGTTGACTGACTGCACGCAGTCTGTGGAATTCAATGGATATGTTGCGTTTGAGGAAGCGTTCAGCTAGGTTGACTGGTTCGCCGACTCTAAACGTTATATCGTTTTTGCTGGGCGAACTCAGAGTCCAGTTGGACTCTATCAGAGTTTTCAGACTCTGTGCGGGATCATTCATCTGAATACACCTGTCCTGTCGTTCCGCGTATCACCGTTCCTTTACGGTATTGGGCGTCTATATATTGGTTGACGAGCATGATTCCATGCTCATAGAATATTTGTGCTTTTTCTGGTTCTTTGATGCGTAACATGTAATATGCCGCTAGGTCGCATGCGGCATCTTTGATTATTTGTGGAACTGCGGTTGGAACTGTTTTTCCGATTGCGGCGAACATGGTATCAATAACGCCGTCTGCGTATGCGAGTGCGCGGTTTATTGTCTGGTCATAGCTTGTGTCATCCATGTCTATTTCGCATCTTTCCTTTACGCCTATTACAGTTCCATAAGTCATTCAATCACCTCGAAAACGAATTTTTCCGTGTTTTGCACATTTCCCGATGCGGTTGCCGTGACCTGAATCGTCCATAAACCGTATTCCGCGTCGCTTGGAACGTTATAGGTCATTTTATATTGTCCAGTATCAACCTTGGTTAAATCATTCAGCGACAATGTCGCTTTGGTTATTCCGTTTGGATCAATTATTTTTATGGTTACGGTTGACGGATCGAAATAAGCGTCGTTTTCGTCTTTGAAGTGGAAGATTCGTCCGATTGTGTCTCCTCTATATGTTTTTTGCGTCATGGCTCATACCACGCTCTCCAACTGAACGTTCTATCCGCCGTTACGGCGTTTGGAACTTCAACCGTGAACTGCGTGGATGTTTTATTGGTGATTTTATAATTTTTCAATTCGTCATGGTTGACTTCTATAAAAACGATCGTCGGTGTATCAACTAAGCCATGCGGAACTGTTACGCTTGTTTGTCCGCTTGGTATGGTTGCGGTTCCACTGTTCTCAGTAACAAAGCCTTCATTACGCTTTATTACTCTGGTTCCAGTTCCAGCTAAATTTATTGCTCCATACTGATGTGTTCCAATTTTGTTATCAAATATGCGGATTATTCCATAAGTGTCAGAGCAAATGTTAATGCCGTAGTCCTGCTGTGGTGTGTCTCTATTGTCATAGAGTATATTTCCTATTATTTCGGTATTAGTGCATTCACTCAACCTTATTCCGGCATTGCCTGTGTTATCCTTGTCATTATTAAACAGTATGTTATTAACAACCTTAACGCAGTATGACCATCCTATAAACACGCCATCGCCAGCGTTATCAAAGCAAATGTTATTCTCAATGATAACATGAGCCGAAAGTTCAGTCGAGTTAGGAGAGTTTACTTCTATTCCGTTACCATCGCCGTTACAACATATGTTGTCACTGATGACGGCTTGATATGAGGGAGCAAGACCACCGCCGAAGTAAATACCACGCGCTTTAGCCGAATCAATGTGATTACCGATGATTTCAACCCAGTTCTGTTGGTCAGCAACTTCTGTTCCGCACATTCTTGTGTTGTAAATCCAATTTCCAATCACTTTATTGTTGTAAGAAGGTCTTGCCCCGCCATCTCCATCTAAAGCTATTCCATGAGCAAATCCGTCTGTTCTAAGAACTCCTATGTCATAACAGTGGTTTTCCGCCACTATACAATCGCTTGCTCCGCTGATAAGGATTCCGTGGTGACCTGTCTTCACAACTTTATTTCCTCTAATATTGGCTTTAGCACTCCAAATCGTTGTTTCTCTGTTAATTACTGCAATTCCAGTTTCATAACAATTTTCAACGTGGCAGTTAATGACAGACCAAAGAACGGTAACATAATCAATCCTAATTCCAGTATAGCAATTCCACACTTGAACCTTCTCGATAATTCCTCTGTAAGATTGCCCATCAGCTACTATTCCATCTCCTTTAGTATTATTTGCCCTATTACCATCAACAGATAGATTGCGAATTATGACATTGTGCGAATTTAAGATTAAGACAAGTTGGTCTAAGTTAGTCCCGTCTTTCTGTTTTAATATAGCATTAAGGCTTTCGCCTTCCAGAACAATACTATTTTTTCCTTCTATCGTAATAGTTGAAGTTATCTCATAAACTCCATTTTTCAAGACTATCTTACTACCTGCGGCTGAAGCATTTATTGCATATTGTATCACTTGGCTTGCGTCTGTTCCATCCGCACCGCCTGCATTATTTGCGCCACCGTAATCGATTTTTCCCGTGTTGCCGTTTATCGCCTCATAATACGAACCGTTTTTACGTATCTTATAGCTTACGGTATCAACTAATCCATGATCTAACAGGGCATTCCATTCTGTCGCGGTCAATTTTGGCGGAATAGTTCTAAACTCGCTCATTCAATCACCTCTTCACATTCAATTTTTATGGGATTAAACGGTTCAGACGTGATTTTAAGCGGAATGAACGGTTCATCCGCAATAAAATCGTCCTTGTCGAAACTGGACGGATCAAAATATGAAAGGTTTCCAGTTTCGATTTTTATGGGAATAAATGATTCTGTTAGAATCTTGATTAATTTGGCTAATACGCCTAAAAGCCTTATCGCTTCTGTAAGCGTGACTTGGTCTTGGACGGTTAACTGTTTATGCGTCAAAATCTTGTCTAGAAGCGAAACGGAATCCTTTATAACCTTTATTATCTGGATGATTTGAACCGTGTCTGTTAATCCGATTTGGTCGATTATTATGAAAAGTTTGCTTGCGACTGTCGATTCCAGCAGGCTGATTTGGTCGCTGATTTCGACGAGTTTATGGCGTAACGCTTGGTCTGAAAGCGTAATCTGGTCGGAAACCGCGAATGTTTTATGAGTTAGAACTTGGTCGGATAATCCTATTGAGTCGGTTACCGTCTTTAATATTTGCGTGATTACGTTGACTAGGTCGGAAAGCGAGATAGAATCGGAAATCGCGAAAGATTTGTCGCGTAGGATTTGTTCAGCGGTTTGGATTAAATCTGTAATTGTGAAGGTTTTGTGTCCGAGAATCGAGTCTGACACGCCTATTGAGTCGTTTATGCTCACGGTTTTATGGCGTAAAACAGAGTCGGAAAGCGAAATTGAATCTGTAATCGTAATTTCAGTTGCCCCACCTGATTGTTCTTCGCTTCCCCAACTTCCATGCGTTGGCTCGGGATTAACCCACTTTCTGACCAGCACCCAATCGTAATATACTTCGCATGTAGTTCCATCACTCCATCTCGCAGCACCGAACGCAATCGGCTTATCAGTCGTGTCCCATCCGTTTGTGCTTGAAAGAATTTCCGTGTCTTCTCTTAAGAACTTGAATGTTACGCCTGAGACACGCACCTCATAAACTCTGTAAGCGTTATATTCATCTGACCAAGGATAGGAGTCGGTGCCAGTATGGTCTAATAGTGTGGTTGATGCGGAAACTCGCTTGTTAATCCGATATTCTTCATAATAGTTATGATACCATGTCCTCTCAAAGTTGTCTATGTTTTGGAATCTTGGGAAGCTATCAAGAGTGAAAACATTTGTAGTTGCGCCTTGAAGCATTTTTGTTCTGTATCTTAATGCGAAACCGTCTGGAACAGTATCAAGACTCTTAAATGCTCTTGAAGTATTGTCTGTGCCCAAATAAAACCGTAAAACTTTCACGTTTCCGTCGGTTATTACGGAGTGCGAGCCGCCAAGAGTTGTTGGTCTGGTATAGACAACAGTCCATTTCGTATCTACATGGTCTTGCCCATCTTCCCAATCATCGAAGATAATGAAGGTGTTGTCTCCGTTGCTTGTTGTCGTAGCGTCGCTTTTTCCATAGTAAATATAGATGGTTGTTGTGTCTGGACTGGCTGAGATGCTGTCCACTTCAACCCAGAAAATGCCGTAGCCATCCGCCTCGGCTGTCTCCTCATTTTCAAACCAGTAGTCAAGCTCTGTTACTCCATCGCTCCTAGTAAAACGTATATCTTGAAAGTCTACTCTAGATTTTCCGCCTACATAAATATGTCCCTCTGGGGGTGTCTTTGTGTTATCATTGTAATCTGTTCCACTTTCGTAGTGAACTATGATTTTTACTTGATAATTTGTTTGAGCGCCAGCATTACTTCCTTCTATTTCATGCGACTTGCGGTAACTCCATCCAGATAGCCAGCCCATCCGTTAGTCAACCTATATGATCTCGTTTACGATTAAATTCTTGTTTTCGTCGAAATAGACAAGAAATGTCTTTCTGCTTACTGTTCCGTCTTGATTAGAAACAAAACCAGTTGCTAAAGCATATTGTTCATCTTTTCTAATTGTAAGGCTTTCCAATTTTATGAAGCCGCATTTTTCGATAATTTTATTTTTTGCTTGTTCAATTGGACTTGCGGTTGTTTCAATGATTGGTTTGCTATCCTTGAAGTATGCAACTTCATCTTCTGTTCCTTCATTTTCTACGATTATACAGACCGCAAATTCTCTGACCAAATCTTCGGCTTCTTGCGTTCTAATACGGTAGAAATGATAGGGCGGATGCTTCTCGATGAAATCTACCCGTTGAACTTTAGGACTAGCCTTTATTTTGTCAATTAATTCTTGCAGTTTCATGTTTGAATCCCTTTATTTATTTTTAGCTGAACGTTATTTGCAGTTCAAGCGTCCAAGTTTCTCCAGACGATTTGGTTCCTTTGTCTGCAACTTTACGGTTCAAGTTTGTTCCAGAATCGTCAGTATCGTTTACAACTGTGAATTCCTGCCATGAATGGTTGCCTGTGTTGCCGTCGAACGTTGAGCGCCACTTCAGCGTTTGTCCTGAGCGTTGAGGATAGCCTGAATCCATATCTTCATGCGTCTTGTTTGTTCCCTGAAGTCCCGTTTGCGATGCGCTTTCTGACGCGTTTGAGTCACCTACTCCTAGATGCGCGTTTGACGAATCCCATTTATTGCTGGTCGTGTCGAGTCCCGCGATTATGTCCTCTAGAAGTTGTAGTCCTTCGTTTAATGCAGTATTACCTTCAAATTCGTCTAGTCCCAAGAATTCATGCTTTCCGTATGTTGCCTGACACATTTTGATTGCGTCTTCGACGCTTCCGCCGTTCTTCAAGAATTCAGCGATTTTGTTGTCGGGATCGTGGAATTTCCAGATTCGCCATTTCGCTTTCCAACTTATTTTATCTGCGACACTTATAGACACTTTAATGCACCACGCCCTATAAATTAGCGTCGAAATATTTAAATGTTGTTAAAAAATGGTTTTTATCGGGAATAAAGCGTTATAAAAAAGAAAAAAGGGGAATTAAGGCGGTTTTATTTTTCCTTTCAGTATATCCTCAATATAATGGCTGAATTTGTATCGTTCGTCGCCCTTTTCTTGTTGTCGCCGTCTATGGTCTTTACGAAGCTTTTCTATGAGTTCGTTGTCGAGCGTTACTGTAATGTTTGATCGCGTTCTGGACGGCATTGCTGGTCACCTGCCGTTGTTAGGTCTAAGCGCTGGTTACGACTGCCCATGCTTTTGCAGTTGGTTTAGTTTTTTGTGCATCTTTTCCTGATTTAGTATCCCATTGCATGGTGACAACGCCGCCTTTTTCGCCTTTTAGGATGTCATTGAAGTTTTCAATTGTAAGGTCTTGTCTTACTCCGACTATTACTGCTTTCTGTGATGCGGCAACAATCATTTTTCCTGCCGTCACTTTCGGCGAGTAGTATATTGGTATCTTGTTTGGGAATAGATATGCGGCTAATCCTTGTTCTGGTTGGTATTGTTGTTTTCCTGCAAGTTGACTGTATTGTCCGTGAATGAAGTAATCTTTTTGTAGTAGATCGCCCATTTCGTCTGGATGAATCAACACTATGTCTGGAGTCATTCTTTGAGCGGCGATTTTTGAGACGGCAATGACTAAAGCCTTGTAATGGTCGTTTCCCCAGTTTGCTAGCGTGTCTGTCATGCTTGAGTCCACGTCGTTTTCGTATTCGTATATTATTGATCCTAGAACTTCGTCTGCCATTACGTATCCTGCCATTTCTAGTGCTTCCTCGACAATGTTGAATCCTACATCACGGATTAGATCGGATGGAATTGATACTGCAACTTTTCTCATTCCACGTCCACTTGAACAGTCGAGTTCTATACGGTCGAAATATCCGCCTGCCTCTCTTGCGGCGCTTGCTGTTCGTCCCTTATATACTTTGAAGTCTGTGTATCCTACGACTGGAAATTCCTGTTTGGGTTGTGTCATTTGAACGACGCGGGCGCATTTACGCCATAATCCCTCTACGGCTTCTGCGCCGCGTATTACCGTGTCAATCGCTTTTACGGTTATCAATGATGGATCAGCGCCTGTCTCGACATGTTTTATAACTTTTTCGAGCGGTATTTCTCTGATGCTTCGTCCTTTTTCTGACTCATATTTCTTGAGAGTTTCGAGGTTTTCGTATAGCATTTTTCGGGTTATAATATCTGGATGTTCCATTTTATTCACCTTCCTATGCTACTGCTGTTGCGGCAACACCGACGGTGCATAGTATGTAATCGCCGTCTCCTGTTGCGGCATGTTCAGCGATTGCGAATGGAAATCCGTTTGTTGTTGCCTTTTGCGCTCGTCCAGCAGTTCCGCTAGCACAGAGATAATCGCCTACTGAAATGTTGGATGATGACGCTTGAACGATAACTTTACATCTTCCGAATATGCAGACTTTTACTGCATCGTCTGCACTTGCATCTTCAAGTGCGACTCCATAAACATGGTCTGTTGCCGCCGTTGTTGGAGTAACTTTTCCTTCATCGTCTCCAGATGCTAATTTTACAGTTTGAAATGCTGAAATTGATGCGGCGGCAATTTTTGTCACCACGATTGCTTCCATTCCTGCTTTTCCTTCTTGGTAATTGGGTGCATAATCTGTCATTTGACATCACCTTCCTTTAATACGCCCTTATTACCCCAACTTTCATTCGCGTGTGGGCATGGGTGCATCGGCTTCCCCCAATCCCCGCCGTTAAAAGGCGAATTTAGAAATGTTGTGTTAGACATACAATTCGCGTTCCTTTTCGAGTTTTTCCCAACGCTTTTTGAGGTAATCTGGAACTTCAGGTTCTTCAGATTCGGTTGGGTTGCTAACCATTCCTTCCTGTTTAGGAGTCTGATTCTCAGACTCGGTTTTTGGTTCTTTTTGGGACTCTGTTTTGGGCGGTTCTTGTTTAGAGTCTGATTTTTCAGACTCTTTTGTCGGCGATTCGCCTGCCTCGCTGACTTCAATTCCAAGCGCTTCTGCGCGTTTTTTGATGCGGTTGCCTATCCACGTCCATTCCTGTTCTGTATATCCGCCTTTTTCGCGGTTTTCAGGTTTATTCCAGTATGCAAGCGCCGCCCTGACATGTTCTTCCGTGTCTATCGGATACTTGAAATTGCAGGGATCAGCGAACATGTCAAGCGGAACATTCTCGTATTCGGCGGGTTTAGTCAAATGTCCTTTCCCTTCCTTGAACGATACTGGATATTTAGCGCATCTTTCACGTGCCTGTTCTCTGAGTCGTTCGCGTTCGCCTTCGTCTTCTTGCTCTTTCTTTTCTGGTTTGGTTGGAACTAACAGTTCCTTTAGTTTCTCGATTTTCTCATCGGAAAATCCTAGTTCTGTCGCGAAATTCAGCAGTTTTTCGGCGCGTTGTTTGTCGTCGAGTGTCAGTTGTGACACTTTGACTGCGAGCGCCTTCACTTCCGCTTCTAGCGCGGTCAGGCGCGAAATCACTTCGTCAAGTTTCGGTTGGTCTTTTTCCATTTTGCTTTCTCCTTTAACTTGGTTTGTCACCTCTGGTGACCGTAACAAACTTATCGAAGTTTGTTTACATGCGGGCGGATCGTCTGGATCGGTTATAACGGCTAAACCGTAAAGCAGAATGCCCTGTTGGGCGTATCCGTTTACGACTGGTTCTGCCCGCACGTCATACTCGATTGAAACTCCCAAAATTTTTCCTGAATCGTAAAGTGCGTGGAATTCTGGATTTTTAGAGTAGATTATACATTCGAGGTTTCCATCTTCCTCTTCGGCGTCTATTATCCAAGTGTCTTTGAACGGCTTCCAGAATTGATGGTTTTCGTTTACGTATCCGCCTATTAATGTTCGTGCGGCGCGTGCAATTTCTTCTCGGCTGAAATGCCGCGTGTAACGTTTTCCTTCCCAGTCAATATGATATGTTTCGCCTTCTCTTAACGCGATGACCTTGTATAGTCGAGCGCCTTCAGGCAGTTCAGCCTTTATTTCAGGCATCCAACGGAACGATTCACCTTTCTTGGGTGTCGGTTCAGTCCATTTGGGTATGGACGGGATGAATTGATATGTTACAGAAGGAGTATCATTTGTTGTCGTATCAATATGTATAATGGGCTGACTCGTTGTTGAATTCCAGTTTACTGGATTTTGAAGTGTTGCGCCGTAAATAAGCGGTCTATGGAATTCTTTTGGTAAGAATTCCTTGAGTGTTTCCGCTTTTATGTTTGCTGTTCCGTCTTGTGATTCGCCTTTTGCGTCGCGCCATGCCGTGTAACAGATTGCGATTATCTGGTCGTGTGGACGGTCTGGATCGATGTCGTGCATTTCGCTTATGCAACGGCTAATGAATTCCTGTTGAGATTCATTCGGTTTCGGTTTAGGAACTGGCATTTTCTTCCAACTCTACAACAGCTATTATAGTGACTCGTTTTCGGGTTTCAGAATTAGGTGTCACTCTGAAAGTGTAATCATAAGGATCGTCAGTTGGGTTGACTATTATTTCATGGATAGCTGTTTGAAACAATCGCCATTTTTCCTTCTTTTTATTCATTCTATTCACTCACCTCAATCGGAAATCCTAATTCACGGAGAACTTTCCTAAGTTCTTCAGGCGTTATATACTGGATTCCTGTTTCGGCGCTTATTCGGGCTAGCTGGATAAGCGCGTTCAAATCTATTTTCGGTTTTTCGATTTGTCCCCAGTTCAAGCGTATTTCCGCCTTTCTCCATTCTGTTTCGCGACTCCAACCCATTTCCTGCATTACTTTCGGTTTGATTATTTCCCGTTCTATTCGTCGCTTCAAGAACCGCTGGAACGCGGCGACTTTACGGTCAAGAACCTGAACTGCGGTTCGCGCGCTTGCTTCTGTGAATCCCGCTTCCAAGAACAGTTTAAGCGTGGGCGTTTCAAGCGCCGTGTATCGTGCGTTATGGAAGAATTCGATGAACGGATCGAGACGGGAACGTGGATCGGTCGTTAAACGGTCAACTTTAATGTCTTGTCGTTCCTTGTTTGGAACTCCAATGATCACATCATCTTCGGGACGTAAGCTCTTTATTTTTCTCGCGTGAGTGTTCACTTCGTCGTCTGTAAATCCTGAAAACTTGTATACGAAGCGCGGAACGTATCGGCGGAGAACTTTACGCATTGAATCTTCTATTTCTTCCATTATTTCCTGATAGCTTGGTCGATAATCGGTTTGAAGCGTTCCATCCGCCTTTTTCCATGTGTATCCTAAACCTTTCCGTAAAAGCGGTTCAAGCAGTCCTCTGCCTATCAGACTTCCGTCTATTCTGTTCCATGCGAAATGGATTATGCGGTTTGGACTTAACTTTTTTTGGTGTCCGCCTAACTCTTGAATGTAAGCCTGAATGTTTCCGTATACGTCTGCCTTTATTTTTGTGATGCTTGAAACTGGAAGGTGAACGACGTTTACCAAGTTGTTTGGATCAACCTTTTCTAGGAACGCGTTTCCCGTCGCCCATAATTCACGTGCAATGTTCTGGTTGATATTGTCCAAATCTATTTGTTCACACCAGTCTTTTGCGATTTTAAGCGCCTGTTCATTTTTGCCCGTTAAATGAAATCCGTGACCGACCGACGTTTCGGCTAGTTCGTCTATTGCGCCCTTAACGTTTGGATCGCACAGGTAATATTGTATCATGCGTTTAAATGTCGGTTCAATATATTTGCCGACTGTGTAACCGAACCCGACGACCACGCCGTGTTGCGATTCTTTCTGTTTGTTTCCGAAAAATCGGCTAAAAAAGGGGATTTTGGGCATATTTATGCCCCGTGTGGTCTTAACCAGTTTAGATATTCAATCAGTTGAATCACTATTTGCGACTTTTCCATTTCAGGCGTATATGGCATGACCGCGTAATCGATGACTCTTTTTCCGCTTTTGGTTTTCACCTTTCCGCGATGCATTATCAGGAATATCTTGTCTGTTAATGGAGTCTGCGCTTCTAGTTGCCGTTTAAGCGATGCGTGTTGAATATTGAGAACGTATTTTCCTTCTTTCTGTTCCTCATCGTTGACCGTTTTTAGAAGTTCGACGTTTACGTGTGTTTCTTCTCTGTTGAATCGCTTGTTGAAAACTGTTCTCGGTTCTTCCTCGAATTTTACGGCGTAGGCATAATAGGTGTTGCCGTCAGGCGGTTTAAACTTCAAAAACGGTCGTCGTTCGCCTTTATATTTTTTGAGTTTCTCTATATCTATCTCGATGTTTTCGCCCATGCACTCACAACCATTGTTAGTGTTTTAAAGTGTGCTATCGTGCTATATAAACATTACGGAATTATAATAACAAATAAAAAAGGGGGTTATGCGCCTTTAAGGCGCTTTGCTATTCTTCTCAATATGTCGATGATGAACAGCATTATTGCGGCGTAATTTACTGGAAGCCATTGTGAAAACAGTATCAGCAATGGTTCATAGTAAAAGAATGTTTCAGCGAATCTTTTGGGATCAAATGCTTCGCCTGTAATTGACCAGTTCTCCATGAAGCCGCTGAATACGCCTACAAAAAGCGTTGTTATTAGTCCGACGAACGCTGGATTATCGAATAGCTGGTCAAGTTTGTTGTTGAGGTTGCCGAGTTGTGGAATGTCGATGACGTCGAACCATATTAGTGCTTCCACGACGACGAACATTACCGTTAAAATCACCAGTATCATCGCTAGATAGTTGTATTCTTGTTTACTCATTTTTCTCTCCTATTTTTGGTTTAGCGGTATAAAAGTTGCAGATGGAATGCGAAAACCCTAAAGGGGGAGAAGGGAGAATCAGGTCTGATTCTTCCATCCACAACTTTTACACCGCGCCTGCGGATGTGAGCGTGGAACGTCCAGCGGCGCAAAGCATCTTGGACAGCGCCTGCATAACTGATTGATCATGTTAACGGGAATTGTGCAGTCGTCGAATTCAGGGCATGGTTCGCACAATATAAACTGGTATTGTTCATCTATCAGTTTCCGTATAAGTTCCTGTCGCGTCTTAACTTTTCTGAACTTTCTAAGTTCTTCGAGTTTTTGTAACTCGTCGGGTTCAAGTTGTATTGTGAACTTCACACGCTCACACCCGCATGGTGTTTTTATTGCACTCGCACTTAATAAGTTTTACGGTGTCGGAATCGCACTTTGGAATAAAATTTATAAATGTCTGCATCCAGAATGAATTCGTGGGTGATAAAATGTCGAAACAGCAAGAAAAGTTGTCAGTCAGACTCGACTTAGAAGACGAAATGTTGGAAAAGTTTAACTTTTTACGTCGCAAACTGGGCATTTTCACGGCAACCGACCTAGTCCGATATTTGATTGTTAAGGCATACAATGAAATGAAAAGTAAAAAATCACAATAAAAACCTTATTTTATTGCTTATACTGTTGTTCATGGAGAGGTAACTAAAACTAATAGATTGTAAGTCTCGACGTTTTTACGTCTCTCGCCGCGTATATAGCCAGCGCAAGCGCCATTAGAATATCGTCATGTCTGCCTTCTGGATGATAAAAGACGATTACACCTTTTTCTTCAGGGTAAATGTCGGTTGTTTTTCTGGTTCTGACGCGGCTGAATGAGTATTGCTGTTCGTTTATTTGCGCCAGTAATTCACGGTCGAACGGGATTATGACGCGTTCCTGCTCGAACATTGTGTATAGGTGCATCATAACGTCCTGTTTTCGGCGCGGTTCAAAAATTATTCCTTCAATGTTGCGGCATGACTCTTTCAGCCGTTCAACAAGCATTTCGCCCATTGTTGTCTGGTCGACGCAGGCGTTTGAAATGCGGAATTTTCGGAACAGCATTTCGATCCATGTGCAAACGTCGGTCAGGCGTGTTCTAAGCGGAAACACTTTGAAATAGACGGTTCGATAGGCGGGATAGACGGTTTTTGTTGCGCGTCCCGTTTTTCTGTCGATTACTTTTCTTTTGACTTTTCTGACCACGTAAACAACCGAGTAGTCGACGCGCTTACCGAAGTCTGCGCCTAAAAAGTATTCGCCTTCAAACCATTTTCCGTCAGGCGCGTTCAAAATTTCCTCGTCTGTGATCAAGTGATAGTCGGCTTCGACTGCTGCCCTTATAAGGTCTTGCGGAAAGAATGCGGTTGCATCCTCAATGAACTGCGCCATATATTCAATGTTAAATCGTAATTCGCCTAGTTCACGGCGTTGTTCCTCTAAATATTCCTTTGATATTTTTGGACACATGGTTGACGGGATATGTTGCACCCAGTATTTCGGGTTCATGCAACAACGATAGAAAATGTGATTTCTACCCCAAGGTGTGCTTAATAGAATTAGCGTTCCATCCGTCGTTGCAAGCATGGGCATGATAACGTTTGTGATTACGGTTTCGGGCATGAACGCGGCTTCGTCGGCAATAACCATGTGTGCGGTGAAGCCTCTAAGGTTTGCACCGTCCGACGAGCATGGAAGCGCAATTACGCGGCTTCCGTTTTTCAATTGTATCTGCGTATGCGTGTATCGTGCAACCGATTTCCTTAGAATTGGGTTACCGAGAATAAAATTCGATATGACCTGAAACATGATCATGGACTGTCTAAGTCCTTTTGAAACAATAAGGACTGTAACGTTCGACCGCGTATAAATGAAATGTATCGCTTTAAGCGCGGCGACTGTGGTTTTGCCGCTTTGCCTGCCGTAAATCCCAACTATTCGTTTGGATCGACACCTTAAGAATTCTTTCTGATATGGATATAATTCTTTAAATTGTTTCCTATCCAGAAACGGAAATATGATCGTTTCTACAAAAAAGACTGGATCATCGTAAAGACGGCGTAGAATGGTTTTGTAACCATTCTTTTTGTTTTTAGTCACTTTTTTCACCCGCAAAAATTATGACAAATGTTATCGCCGTCAAATTCATGTAAGATTTGTTTTACCGACTCAATGCTTAAATGTCTGATTACACATACGCCGTTACGGTTGTATGGACATAATCGGACGGTGCAACCAAAACGATAACATTTATGTTTCTTGTCCCAGTAGAGTAACGGAATCAAATCTTTAAAGTCCAGATTTGGCTCTATTCCTTCTATTTTTGCACGGCATTTAGCACAATACAATTTTCCTGATTCTTTACCACACATGTCACATTTTGTCAAGGAAGTTCACTTCCTCTTGCTCATAAAATACCATGTTATCACGGCTGAAACGGGCGAACCGAGAATCGCGGCGATCTGCGTCAGCATTTCAATGTCGCCTTTAATGATGCAAGCGATAATGGTCATCAGAAATCCAGCGACGATCATCAACGCTAAGATTCCCCGATAATCCTTTTCTTGTAGTTCCGTAAAGTCTTTAAGTTCGAGAAGGGACTCCTTAGTCCCTTCCTGACCATTCTCTGCCGATTCCTTCACTTTTCATCACCAACTTCACGTCTTTTCCCGCCGCCAAATATGGCATTCCAACGTCGCTTGTTTCCTTGAGCGTTTTTGACGGTTTGATGATTTCTATTTTGACGACGCATCCGACTGGAATACTGTAAATGTCAATGTATTCGGCATCTGTCTCCAAATTACTGAGAATGATAAACTCTCTCCCATAGAGTTTATCGTATGCGACGCCTATGTATCGTCCAAGCACTTTTTTATAGGTCGCAATCACCTTGTTTGTCAGTTTGCGGACGTTTCTGGTGTGTGACGCGTCGAGAAATTTGACTTCGATGATGTCGCCTTGTTGCAGTTGATCGATTATTTCCCATATTTCATCCAGACTGAACGTCTTCATTTTCCATACCTTCCTGCTCAACCTGTTTCAGGAGACTTGTCAAGTCTTCTGCCGCGACGTTTTTGCCTGCACGCCATAACAGTCTGTTTATAATGTTGATCAGGTTGACCTTTGTGTTTACCCATCTGCGCATTTCTTTAATGTCATCATGTTCCCAAGCGTAATTAATCAATTCATTGACCTTCTCTAAGGTCTTCCATGCTTCCTCAATTAGTCGTTCCATTTGCTGTTCGTCTGGTCGCGTATCCGCCTTGTATCGATAGCACGGTTCAAAAACGCTTAAATTGCGCAAATCTACAAAATAGATTTCATTATCTTCTGTGTGTCCCGCGAATGTTGGAATCG